AACTCTAATTGTGATTTGCCTGTTGTTATATCTGTTTGTATTGAGTTTATATAATACTCTTGTGCATTAATAACTATAATATCATTTACACTATAATTTAAAACAAAACTGATTGGCAAATTAGCCGATACTTTTATTATTCTACCATTTTGATTAAATGTTTGCACAATGTATTGCTGATAAAATCTACTAAATAAACTATTAGTGTTTACATCTCCGTTAAACTCATCATACTCAGCACCAAAATTAAGGGTGTGGTTTTCATCACTTGATACATTTGATGGTGCATTGTAAGCTGTCAGGTTAAGTGATGTGATAGTGTTACTACTTGAATCTACAACTCTGTTAAAAAATATATATGGTTTGCCTAATGTTGTTTTACCTGCATCATCTACCCACCAACCGATAATATTTCCTGTTGTAACACCTGCGCTTGTTTGTTGGTTAATTAACACGCTTCTTTCAAAAGGCACTTCTTGATTAAATGCCTGACCATCATATTTTTCAGGTGCAGAATAATTCAGATCTCCAAAGACTTGACTAAATTGATTTAAATATCTTAAACTTGTTTGTGTAACAGGGCTTGAGTATTTAAAGTTTACTTGGTTATAAGGTACAGGTCTATCTATTGTGCTTTCTGCTATATTAACGTATCTTGTAATATCTCTTGATGTACCAAGTGTCATATAGTCGTCAAAGGTTTGCACATAAATTGTATCACTATCCCTTTTAGTATAAGCAACTAAATTAAACATCTTAAACAATCCTGTTATAAAATCTAATACTTTCATTTTAGGTATATAGTCCTGTATAAAAATATTAGAGCCTAAGCTAAATGCTGAGTTGCTGTAATTATGTATAGTTGAGGAATTTTTTGTAATAACAAGCCCTGCTGATAAAGCTCCAAAATTAACACTTGTTTGACAATTAATTCTAAACTCTAAATCGTATGTTCTCGAATCAAGATTACCACTTGTTATATTCATAAGAGGTGCTGATAAATTTGTACTACTACTGAATGGTACATTTTCTCTATAAAATAATAACTCGTTTGTTGTTTTGTCCTTAATTATTATTTCGCCTGTATTATTTGTAACACTTGGATCAAGCACTAATCTTAAACCATAAGTGTCGCCACTTGCTACTACTAATTTGTTAGCAGTTAATACATCGCCACTTCCTGAAGCATAAGTAAAATCTGCAAAAGTTAATTTTTTGTTTTTAGTAGTTGTATCTACTCCAAACGTAGGAGGGTCTGTTTCAGGTGCAGATATTGGAGACTTTTCTCTATGTAACCAAAGATACAATTCATCAAACATATCACTACCAAAAAAAGTTTTTATACTTCCCTCATCTGCCATGTTAAATGTTATGTCATATTGTGTTTGTATAGCCTCTATAATTCTCTTAAGTTTTATAGCAGGTTTTAAATCAGTTTGTAACACAGGAAAGTTTACGTTATGAAGTTGGTTGGTGCTGCCTGTATTATAGGTGTAAAAGTTTTCTAACAATATAAGGGGTACTACTATGTTTCTGTTGCCTGTGTTTGTTGCATCGACACCTGTACTTTGTAAACCTACTTTAAATGCTTGTAAGAAATCACTATTAGAATAACTTATGTCGTATGTTGTTAAAGGGTTTAAAGAGTTTAAGTCCTCATCTCCAAATATATCTTTTAAATCACTTGGTTTACCAAAGAATATTATTTTATAAGTATGAGGTTGATTATTTTTCATACTCACACCATCTAATCTTATTTGACCTACTTTAAAAGGTACATGGTTTATTTCTATTCTTGCATTTACTCTGAATCTTGCATCAAAGCCTCCTGTTATGTCAAAGTTGTAATAATGTTTAAAGAGTTTGTTGTTTACTTGTGAAGCAGGTAAATTAAACTGTTTAGAAAAAGGTGTAAAGACTTTACTTATGTCCGAAACATTTTGTATAGAATCTGTGATACTAATACTTTCATCTTGGAATAAATCAACTCGAGTATCTTGTATATATAATTGTACCTCACGCCTCATACTATGTTATTGATAATATCGTTAGCTTCCTCTACATCTAATGTGTATTGAATTAATCTATCATTTAATGATGTCTTTTTTAACAAAGTATTTGTATTTACTATTACAGGTCTCCATTTGTTACCATCTGTAGAATTGTATTTTATCCAAACATATTCGCTTAATAGTATATCTTCTATTACTTCGTTATAAGCCTCTGCTAAATAATCTGTGTTTAATGTGTATCGTTTTCTACCTGTTTTGTTAAATACAGTTGTTTGATGGTCTTGTGCATTATAGTTTGATGAGGAATAAGTAAATATATTTCTTTTAAATGTTTCACTTTGTGTGTTCATGCTTTCTACAGACTTTAAAAAGAAATACTGATCTTGTGGTGCGCCTTTTCTATTTATAAACCTCATTTGTATAGGTGTATATTTTGCACTACATATTCTTTCAATAGTCCAAGTGTAATTGCCTGAAGCTGAGGTTACGCTTGTAGCTGAGGTGCTTATTGTAGTTTTAGAGGTTGAGCCACTATTCATATCCCAAGCAAAACCTGCTGTGTTTTCAGGTAAATATATAATTCTTGAATCGCCTGTGTTTGTTAGTTCCTCATCATCAGGATCAATGTCATTACCCCCTACGCCTAAAGAGAAATAACTATAACCATAAAAGCCTGTATGTGTTACTGCTCCTTGAGCTGTGCCTGTGCCTGTACCATCTAAGCCTGTATAAGTTGTTATAACATAAGATATAGCTACTGTATCAAAAGTTGAGCCTGTACTACCACCATAATCAGGATCATAATAGTCTTTAGCTAATGAGGATATTTCAAATACTGTTCTGTTGCTTGTTGCATTTTTCAGTATTGTATAACGCAATGTACCATCTATTGTAAGTTGCATTTGAGCTGATAAATGCGATGCTGTTGTTATTGTAACAAAGTATGGTGTTCTTAAATATATATTTGCCATTATATTGCGTTTTTTATGTCAATTCCAAATTTTTCTTGTAGCTCCTTAGGTAATCTTTCAAAACCTGTTTCAAATGGTTTAGTAAAAAACATACTTGGTTTTATACCTTTTATAAATACACTTCTTGCTATTAAGTATTGTAAGCTCTTTCTTGGTATAAATCTTCCTTGCTTGTCTCTTGTTCCCTTTAAACCTTTGCGAATTACCCATTCACTAAAAGACTTAGCAGGAGGCATTTTAGACTTATAACTAAAAGGTGTATTGTATTTTGTTTTCTTACCACTTACACCTTGATCTTGAAACTGTCCGTAGTCCTCCATTTCAAAGACAACACTAATAGAATTTTTACTTACATTAATGTTATAGTCTAAGCTGTTGTATAATTTCTTAGAACTGTTCTTTTTACTCTTAGTTAGGTTAGTTCTTGCTTGTTTAATAACATACTTAGCAAAGTTGTTTAAAGCGTTTCTTGTTTCTCTTAGCTGCATACGTTTATATCATTTGCGATTAATACATTAAACGTACAAGCTACACCTGCCATTTCATTTTCAAACCTTTCATAAAAAAACTCACAAGAAGCATCTCCCTCTAACTGATATTTATTTTGATATAGTGTGCCTTTACTAAGCAGACCTACTAATTTGTTTGCTACAGCTAATTGTGTGTTTATAATATCTTGTTCGTTGTTGTTGCCTCTAAATACGTCTGTTACCTCGTCCTTTGATTGATCTACTATATCCATGCACATTACTGTAATGTTAAAGTTGAGGACTTGTTCTTGTATAGTTACGTTGTTTACTATTATATGGCTTAGAGGAAATATTGTTTGCTTAGATAAGTCTATGTCGAATATATCGCCTGTTGTTACAGTATTGACATTTTCATCTGTTAAGAGATTAGTCTTAATAGTGTCTGTTATTTGGTAATAGCCTCTTACTCCTTGATTGCTCATCTATTAAATTTACTTTTTATATTCTTTGATTCTACCTCTGCTTTTTCTTTCATAAAACTCAAAGCGTAAAGACAGGTGTGTACATTTAGTTTAGTGATATCTTCAAATCTTCTAATATCTCCTTGAGAGAGACCGAAAAGTGATTGATACCATCCCCACTTTCTTCCGAAGTTAGATACTGAGCTAAGCTCGTTTCCTGATCTTTCTCCAAAGAGTTCAGCATAGCTTTCGACAAGTCCATCCCTAAATTGTAAAAAAAAAGTATGGAACTAAGTACAGCATCCATTGGCATATTTAACATTTTCTCAGGATCTTCTCCTGTATAGTCCTCAACAAGATACCTGTCCTGATATTTTTGTTTCATTGGTCTATATAGAACATTCATAGCTCTATGTATATTATTCATGTCGCCTATGTATGTATCTAAGTCAATATACTCTCCAAATGTCATATCCTCTAACTTAGGTACAAAGCCATAATTTCTGCCACCCATTTTAAACTCTTTTACAAGCTGAGGTTTTTCATTAAACATTTCTGTAAGTATAAGGGTTATGTCTTTAATGCTGTTAGCTTTCATAGCCATTATTGTATCGCCTCTTAGTCCACAAAATATTTCTATCATTTTAATAGCTAAGAAGTTCTCATCTTCGTTGTTCTCTTGTATCTTTAAATACTTTTGATATTGACCTAAAGTAATCTCGCTAAGAGTATCAGGAATATAAACCTCTACTTTCATATATATATAACGTAAAAAAATAAAGTTTTAGAAACTATCTAATTGTGTATTTACCTCTATTAGGGTTTTGCAGTTGGAAGCTCACAGCGTATCTTACAGCATCTATTAAATGGTTAAACTTATCTATAGGTGTATTAGATTTCCTTTCTAACCAAGAGTAGTTGTTTAGTTCTTTAACAAGGTTTATACTGTCCTCGCTTATTATAAGATCATAGTCTTGTAATAGTGATATTCCGTAGGTTACACTACCTTGACCTTTTACACTTGGTTTGACATTACAGCCTTTTGCTCGTATCTCACTTATTAGTCGAGGCTCTGCACTATCAGCTATTATTAAACCACCTTTTGCGTGTTGCTCATTTAAGCGTGTTATTTGGCTTGTTGTAAGGCTTGGCAAGTAGAAACACTCCTTTAGGTATATTCGTTTGTTAGAGGTGTCTATATTAGTTTCTATAAGGGTTGTAGGATCATTAGAGAATCCGTAGTCTTGACCCCATACACTTACACCTACTCTTTTAAATTTACCGATAGTCCAATTATTAAATATAACACCCTCAGCTTTATCTAACCATCCACCCATAATTACATGCTTGTATTTTAGTGGTCGTCTTATTTTCAAGTCGTCTATTTGCTTTAAGAATGATTTACTTAAGTTAGTTATGTTGTCCTGATAGGTAGTGTGTATGTAGGTAGTGTTGTCTTTCTCTGTATTAGTTCCCTCTTGTATTCCTTTATCCTCAAAGAATCTTTGATATATCCAATGCTCTTTAGTTGTAGGGTTGAGGATAAGTATAATTCTGTTTTGGTTTTTAGTTTCTCTTATTGTAAGGTCTATCTTATCAAATGTAGCCTCATCTGTTAATTCCTCTGCCTCATCTAATACCCAAGTAGTAACACCTGTAATAGATTTTAAGTTTGCTGTCTGATCTCCTGATGAGGTTTTGATTCCTTTAAATACTATCTTGCTTCCTGATCTTAAATTAATAATCTCATCTTTAGTTATGTGAAAATCATCAAACTTATCTAACATTTCTATTTTCTCAATAAATTCAGGAATGATTGAAACATAAGCTGAGGTTAATGTATAACGAGTAAATAGTATTGTGTGGTTTGCTTCGTATGTTAGTAATACAAGCATTAGGTTTACAGAAAATGATTTACCTGAAGCTCTACCTCCTGTGATTATGTAATACCTTGTGTCGTTAGCTAACTTTTGGTATTTCTCGTTTATATCTATCACTTAAACCTTATTAAGTCTTTAAAGCTAATGTTAAGACCCTCTGATGAGTTTATGTCTATCTTTTCTTTTGGTTTTCCGTATCTATAATTAAAGTAGATTTGTATTGCTCTTATGTCGCCTTTAGCTATTAGTTCGCCTAATTTCTTTAAAGCTATATCGTTGTCAATTACATTGTCTAACTTCTCAACTAACTTAAGCTCATCAGCTTTAGGTTTTCTACCTGCGCCTAATCTTCTACCTCCTCTATTCTCTAATTTGTACATTTTGAAAAACTTTGATTAATCAAATATATAACGCTAATTTTCTTCTTTTTTGTCAAGCTGCTTTTTTATTACCTCTACACTCATATAGATTTGGCTTACTATATTCTCTAATCTTTTTATTCTTTGTATTGTGGTGTATTTTTTGTTTACCATAGTCTGCCTTGTTGTTTATGTTGTTCTATTCGTTTCTTTGCTGCTTCAAAGTATTCTTTGTCTATTTCGTATGCTGTTAGGTCAAAGCCTAAATTATGACAAGCTATAGCTATTGAGCCACTACCTAAATGTGTATCAAGTATTGTATCTCCCTTTTTTGCATATTTAATAAGCAACCACTCATAAAGTTTTACAGGCTTTTGTGTTGGATGTATTCTGTTTTTATCAATGCAATTTATTTTTACGAATTTACTTGGTTTATCAAAACTTGTAAAAGCAATTTCTATTTCTGACATAGTAGGTACATAAATGTTTTTGTGCCAAACCAATACACACCTATATTTGCTCAAAGGGAAATAATTTGCACCCCATATTATCTGATTTTTTGAAACCCTTTTCAGTTGTTGGAAGTATTTTTTGTGTGGTATTTTAGCATCCCATTTATGTTTTTTCCATCTGCAAGATGTATTTTTTAGACTACCTCCATTAGTCGTTTTATTTCCTAAACCATAAGGGGGGTCGACAATAGCTAAATCAAACTGATTGTCTGACATCTCTTTCATAGCCTCCATACAGTCTTGGTTGTATATCATTCTGTACCTGCTATTATGTGGTCTTTAGGGTCTCTGTTTCGATTGTATTGTTCA